GTGAGAGAAAACGACATTATACACTCAGCTTTCGCTAAAATGTACAACCGCTCTATCTGCTCGCGAAGTGGACTATTCGATGGCGAACCATCCTCAAGCCGTCCAGCGTGTCAGGGTAACGCTGCAACCCAAAGCCCCTTCTCGGATCTCGATGTTAACACCAAGAACCTTCAGACTATAATTTCCTTAGTTCATCAGTCAGAAGCACTGTTGCAAAACAGCACTTCTTCCCGGCTAATGGAAATACTAGCAGTTGATCAGCTAGCAATAGTCAAGGGCTTCGAACGTGTACAAAATAACATCATTCGAGATGAGACCATGATCGATATCACGACCACACCTTTTGAATGCTTACTCCGCACAGTTCGTATCATCGAATCCTACCTACACGTGGCTGATTTCTATCAGGAAATTCTCGAGGCTAGTCCTCGTAAATATGGATTTCCCGGCCACGCTCTCTCTACTAAAACATCTATCCTACGTTATTGGACAATCACAGACACTAATGTTGCAGAATCAATTGGTTCTTTTTGGTGCTTAGGTCTTTATGGCCTTTTGGAAAAAGCACTGAAGTACTTTACTGCCTCACTCCTTGCCCGGACATTGCGTCAGGTTGAACTACCTGAGGAGCCTAAGTGGGTAAAACCACTTGAGTTCCTCAGTTTGATCTTCCCAAGCACTACCTGGCATAAATGGTGGAATGGTATATTAAGCAGCAAAAAGTTACGAGATTGCACCCAAGTCCAACGATTCGCCTACAACTTCTACATGGCGAAGAATGCCTCCCTTCCTGTCTCCGAGTCTTTTGTCGAGGCGGCGATGATCAAACATCGCTCAGCCCTCTGTGGCGTGGTGGACGGTGTGGTCGGTCAAGTGGTAAATTCCTTTAATTTGGATTTACCAGGTGACCGACCTGATCTCAAGGAGAATATCCTAGAGTCCGTCCAACGTGCTGCAAATGAGATCTTTTACTCGGGGAAACAGTTTGAGCATCCTCTGGAGGAATGGACAGAACACGAAAACGGGGAAACCTATGTGTGCCAGATGCGTCAGATTAAGCCGATCTTTGAAGAACGCCGTCCAGGACGTGTGTACCCCTCTCTTGGGGCCTCATACGCCTTTGGGCGCGCTAACGGCGGCGCAGCTGGTGAAATGTTTTACAACATAGGGGGGTGGAGAGAAGAGGAAAGAAAGGGAAAGGAGGGGAAATACACGTACTATTCTCTATGTAGCCCGATTTTCTTGGGTTACGCTGCTCATCCACAGAAGAAATACCTTGTGGAGCCAATCTATGGTACTTGTGATCCGCTGGATGCCGAATACGAAGAAGACTGTTCTCGAGACAGAGCTCTCGACGGTCAAATTCGGTTCGGCCACCAGTGGACCAAGGGCCATAACGCCACTGATTTACTTCAGTGGCATAAAGAACACCTTGAGTCCTTACGACTCGAGGGATTGGCTGAGATCTTTGAGTTTAACTCAGATGTTCATGAGTATGGAGTACAACTCTGCAAATACAACAGCGGAGAAGAAAAGTACACGTATCGACATCAGCATGTGTTCGCTGAGGTCGTTCCACTCCTTGAGGCTTTTAAGGTAAGGACGATTACAAAGGGGGACATGGACCCATATCATCTGGGTCGCAGGTGGCAGGCAAAAATACACGCCCGCATGCGGAAACATCCCGCAGCCCAGTTGATCGGGGCACCCTGCAAAAAAGAAGTTCTTCTCGATAGAATTATTCTTAATAGGTGCCTTACTGGGCACCATCTTATCTATCAAAAAGAAACAACGTGTAACGATGAGGAAGGGTATAAACAACAATGGGGACAACTAATGGGTTCACCTGTTAGCTTTCCGGTCTTGTGCCTAATCAATCTGGCAGCCACTAGGCTGTCTTTTGAAATGGTGCTTGGTCGAAAGTGCACCCTCGCCGAGCTGCCTATGGTAGTTAATGGTGATGATATCCTTTTTAGGGCCATCAATCAGGCCCACTACACGCTTTGGAAAGAAATAACCAAAGTATGTGGTCTCAAGTTTTCGTTGGGGAAGAACTATACTTCTCGGAAAGTTTTGGTTATCAATTCCGAGTTTTACAAAACGTCCCGTCGCGGTGTGAGAAAGGTACCTCAAATTAACATGCGGCTCCTCTATGGCGGCACTAGATCTGCTGTCGGTGGACTGGTCTTGCGACCATGTGACTTAATAGCGTCACTCCAGTCTGCTAGGGTATTAGGGGAGAAATATTACAGTGATTATGTAGTCAACCGGTTGCCGATTGATGAGATTTCGAAGAAGACAGGGGGAAAGAAGTTGATGAAACTCCTGTCCGAAAGAGGACTCTCGCAGTCGAAGAAGAACATTGCTGCAGCCTGGCGTATTAAGTGTTGTTATGAGGATTGGGAGAGATCCCGACCTCAACGCCTAGAAGACTACAAGAAGTGGTTCATCACTGTACCCGCAAGGAATCACATTTTCGTCCAACAGATCAAGGGCGATTATGATGTTAATGATGTAGAGGTATCGAAAGGTGTTATTCTCTTTTCTGGAAAACAAGTCAAACGCTTCGAATTGTTCCGCAAGGAATTCCCGCAGCTTCATAAGATCAGTTTGGCTTATTTCCTTCCACGCGCTCTCGGGGGTCTCGGTCTTACGCCCCCTCCCCATCACAGATACACTAACATCGATTGTTCTGTGGTCCAAGGTTGTCACGAAGATCCGACCGGTGCCTATGCACTGGTCCAGGCTAACCACGTCGGCCTGGTTCACTCCCACCTAATGGCCACCGCTACTGCGGAGGTTGCGTCTGTTTGTAAGACGTTAGGTGTGGAGCCCGTTATGTTACGGGAGAATCAATACGATCAACACCTTGAGACTTTTGGTGAAACGGAAAGCCCGTTCACCGGGGAATTCATGAGAGGATTCGCAAACCTCTCCCCATGTGTTACCGATGATGATCTGATTACTAAGTACGCGGCTCACGCCACGCGAGGTACTCAGACTGGTAACATAAAGACTGCATCAAAGTTCAATGTGCAGGTAAGGGAGCGATGTGCGCGGTGGAAAAGAGAATTGGGAGTGGTGAAGGGGGTACCAAGAGAGTTAGATCTTAATCTCAACGCCAAGCGTTTGCTCGGCGGTTTCTGGAATATGAAGGTCCAGATGTACCCAGTCATGGTTTGAAGAGGAG